ATGCAATAGACTACACAGCCGATTTATTTGAAGTTGCCCTAATTAACACCACAGGCCTGAGAGATGTGCATCTATTGGGCGAAAAGCAGTCCGGCAAATGGAAGGTTCAGATGTTTATTGCGACTGAGCCGACTGGAATAACCGACCTCTATCAGATTTACATCGATGCCTTTAATGCCAACTTGCCTCTTGAGGTGGACGGCAATGGTTTTACTTACCAGTCTGTTTTCCTTGACCTTGACTTTTGCGATTTCAGCCCGGAGCCATTGCAGGAATACTTTCTTCCTGCCATTCAGGGTGATGTCTTTCAGGTCAATATCCCGACGGAAGGCAGCAACATTCCAGAGGGTGCAGAACTTTCAGCCTTGATAGTGGATTGCAATGGTAATGAATTGCCGATACAGTCTGAGATTGTTTGGCCGGAATATACGGTCGAGGGCTGCTTTACCGGAAATTGCGAAATGGAATTTACTATCACAATCCCGGCGGAAGAGATTCCAAATCCAACACCGGAACCAACTTATGGATTTTGTGAAGGCGTGCCAATTCCAGATTTTTTGATTTGTTGGCTGCCATTTTTTCCGGGAACTATATCATTACGCATTTATGATGAATTTGGCAATACAATCGCAACTATTTTCAGCGGATCGCCTGACCCGCTAATATGGCCGTTTGATTCAAATGATGCCCTTGGAGTTTTAATCGATTGGATAAATACCAAATGGACCGGAGTTATTGCTTCTGAAAATGAGGCTGGAGATTTGGTCATAAACTTTTCATTCAGCAATGAAGACTTTCCAGATGTATTATGCGGCGAAAGCTACACCGCCGGATTTCATTGCTTTCTGGAACCTTTTGGTGTAGCACCAGCCGATAATAAAACCTTCGGCATGACAGAGGCGCAGACTTGTGTTTGCCCTCCGGAAACCAAGTACGGTACCCAATACCAAGGCCAATTCACAATACCTTTTACGCTGCCTGATGGCACTTACAAAATTGCCCTTGTGGATAACTACACCGGGGCGGTATATGCCTTCAGCAATATTATTCAAGTGGATTCAACCGACCAATTCAGCCAGATTATTCAGTTCCAAGGTAATAACATTGCCGAGGGCTTTGAATACTTTAATGGCTGGTTTCAGCAGGTCCGCTTTGGCATCAACGGTGCCGGCCCGGATTTTGAAAATCAGGTTTCTGTTTACCGGGACTCAAATGGAAACAGCAGAAGCACTTCGGTAAGAACCGATTTAATCTTAAATTTGCACACCAATTGGATTGACGACCCTACTCTGAAAGCTCTGCAATCTGCCACGAACCACAGGACTTTTAATGTCGGCAATCAATCCCTTTATGTTACTGATTTTGAGGTGAGCCACAACCAAGATTTCAGCACGATAACTTCTTATTTTGGGCTTTGTCAAGTGAAGCTCAAAGCGAAAAAACAGAACTATCAGCCGATAAATCAAGGCTGCGTAAACTGCTAATAATCAATGAATTTTAATTGCGGACAAGACCTGTGCTATGTCCAGCCTCAATGCGACAGCGAATACAGCAGTCGCATAAACGCTGTGGTACTGGTTAAGAAAAACTATGCCGTTGATAAGACTTCATCCACCGCTTTCCTCGATTCAATTTATGAGGGAATGATTACGGGTGATGTCAAGGCAATACTGAACATTCGGGGTTCAAAAGCCCGTCCTGAGACTGCTGAACTCGGTGGTTTCGGTAACCAATCCATCAAAGTTGGCAACACAAGCCACACTTTGGAATATGTCGATCAGTTCATTAAGGAGAATCAGGCTTTCTACAATGCCATCCGGTCAGGTGGAAGCCGTTATGACCTGTATTATTTCACCAAGGAGTTGATTTGGGATGCCTCCGGCTCTCAGATTACCCTCTATGGCGATGCAGTTCATACCGATGGCCCAACCGACCTTCTTGAAGGTATGGCAACAATCAAATGGGTGCAAAAGGGTTCTCCTTTGGCAATATTTGACGACTACGATTCAGATGAGTTTTTGGAAGGCCTTTACTATGAGGTGAACAACCTGCCAAGTCCTTACTCAATCTCAATCGGGCCGGATGTTACTGCCACTTTTACAATGCTCGGCACGCTAAACAAGTCAGTTGATACCGATTGCGATGTGATTTACTCGATTGAGTCCATCGATGCTGATTACCTGACTTATGTTGAATCGGTTGTGTTGGATGCTGCTACTGGATTGGTAACCATTACAACTGATGAAAGTGAGACTCCAACCGGGTCTTTCAACATCAAATTCAAGATTACCAACGATTGCAGCGATTGCACCGTGGGTTACTTTGAAGTGACTGTAACCAAAACTCTTTAATCTTTTCGCCGATGCTGACTCAGGAAGACTTAATTGCCATACTTTCTAACCCGAAAAAGATAAACTTCCAAACTGATTATCATGAGGAAGTGCGGGAAATTTACGAGGCACTCGAGAATCACTTCGATGATGACTATCCGAGGCGGCTACTTGAGTCAACACGGCCAAATGAAGAAGAGTGGATGAAAATGGAGCGGGAGAGGGTATGGGAATGCCCCTCCCGAGTTCCAATTAAGAGAGTCGAAAACCTGCTGACCAAAATCAGGCAGGCAGATGACTTCCGTATTAATTGGCTTGAGAATGAGATTCAAACCGGGATTGCTCAGGATAATAGCTTCCGGGAATACTGCGAAAAGAAGCTGCCTGTTTATGGCAGTTTGGAAGACTGGCTATTTCAGACCTTTCAGCGTTATTACCTTTCAGATCCGAATGCCCTTATCTGGGTTGCGCCGAAAGTGGATGATATTCGGGAAGGGTTCAATTTGGATAAGCCATTTCCGCAGTTAATTGAATCTGAAGATATTGTCGAGTTGGGTGAATCCTATGCAGTCTGGAAGATTGAAGAGGACAAGAAAAAGCGAATCAAATACTTCGGTGCCTGCGATGAGACTACATTCTACTATGTAACTTACGAGCAGGGGCAGACCGATAAAATTAGCATTGCGGTTTACCCGATATTTTCCTCTTATCCGATTCACACGGTAGGCTCGGTTGTTTACGAGGTTGAAGACTACACGGTAATTTACGAGTCCATTGTTCAGGCCGCAATCCCCGAGTGGAATCAGGCATTACGCCGGGCCGATGACAACAACATCCTTTGGATTAAACAAGCCTATCCGAAGGAATGGGAATACAAGTCTGCATCTTGTAAGACTTGCAAAGGTTCGGGCCGGGGCAAAGGCAGCGAAACGACTTGCAAGTCCTGCAATGGCTCTGGAAATGATGTGGTCGAAACGCCATTTCAAAAGATTGTTATTTCCATCCCGAAAACTAATGCCCTGACGAATGAGAATCAGCTGACCAACATACCGACTCCCCCGGCCGGAATAATCGAAAGGGATTTGGCTACCATTAAAGAGTTCGGAGTTGAGATTCAGTTAAGGCTCTACAATGGCATGAGGGCACTTGGTTTGGAATACCTCTTTGAAAACCCATTAGCCATTTCCGGCGAGGCCAAGATTCAGGATAAGAAAGAGGTGCATACTTTTCTCTATCAAGTTGCAGTTCACTATGTAACGGTTTATTCATGGGTTGCCAAAGAATTGTATCTTCAAAAGTATTCGGTTCTTCCAAACCTTTTGACGGATGAAAGGATAAACCAGAACTTGCCCAAAATTACCATCCCTACCGACTTTGACATTTATACGGCTGCCGAAATTGCTGATGCATTGGCAATGGCCCGGGATAAAGGATTCGGTCCTGAGATTAGCAACGGCCTCGAAAGAGATTTACTGATTAAGCAATACGGAGAGGGCAGTATGGCGGTCAAGAAAAACGAAATCCGGCAAAGGCTGAATCCATTGCCAAACTACAAGCCTGATGAGATTGCCTTGCTGAAAGAGTCTGGCATGGTGTCCGATGTGGATGCAATGCTGGCGGTCAAGATTGACTACTTTACCAATGTGCTGACTGCCGAGGATGATAGTTGGTGGTCTAAGACCTATAACGAAAAGAGGCAGGACTTGGAAAGGTTGGCGCAAGATGAACTGGAGAAAATATCGCAGCGGCAAATTAGCCGGGTTACTTTTGAGGCATGACCCGAGAGGAAATCATAAAGAAAATCGAAGCTTTGGAAAATCAACTGGAAGCCGACTTTGCGGCGAAATATCCGACGATTTTCAAAGACCTTTATAGGCAAGTGCTGGAGATTACTGCACCTGTCAGGTTTGGCGGCTCTGCCGATACCCGGGCAAAGCAGATTTTGGAAATCATACGCCTGAAAAAGAAAATCATGGCCACGATAGGCGAAAACGAGGCCTATAACGAGGCAATAAAAGACTTTACCAGTGGCTACAAACAACTTCGAGACCTGACAGACCAATACTTTTCCCTTGTGGTCGATAAGTACACTCCCAAAGCTGACCTGTACGACAATCTGGTGAAGGTTAGCATCGAGCAGACCAAAGATGCGCTACTCGGTGCAGGAGTTGAAGCAGCACTGGCAGAGCCGATAGTCAGCAGCCTATTAACCAGTTTGAGCAGCAAAAGCAACAAGGTCCAATTTGAGGCGCTTTTGCAGAACCTAATTGAAGGCACTAAAACTGCCAATCCGATTCTGCAAGGCGAAATCGGGCGGCTGGCTTCCGATAGCATGATGATTTTCCAACGCAGCTATCTGGATGCGGTCAGCAGCGATTTAAATATCAGTTACTTCCTTTATTCAGGCACTGCAATCAAGACAAGCCGGCCTTTCTGCAAGACCAGAGTTGGCAGGATATACAAGAAATCTGAAATTGAATCATGGGCAAACCAAACTTGGTCCGGCAAGATGCCGAACACTACCAAGCAGACCATATTCAATTATGCAGGCGGTTACCGATGCAGGCACAAGATGTGGCCTGCCTCAAAGGAACAATACACCATGCAGCAGAAAAGAGATGGCGGAAAAAAAGTTTAAAACCAAAATCGGCGGCAAGACCATTAAGTTCGGAGCAAAAGGATACTCCATTGCACCGGGTACTCCGAAAGGCGACAACTACTGCGCCAGATCCAGCGGAATTAAGAAGTGCGCAAAACCACCATGCAAGAATGACCTTTCACGACAGGCATGGGGCTGTGTCGGAAAAAAATCAGTGAAATCAAAAGCTAAAAAATTCAAACGAGTATGAGCAATTGCCTGACCAACTATATCGGCCTGAAAAGCTGCAACGCTCAGCAGCCTCTCAGCGGTCTCTACATAAACGACCTTCCCGGCATGAGCAATGAGTTTTTGAATGCCATTGCAACGCAAGACCAACCTTCATTTATTCAAATGTATGAATCGGTTCAGAGGGTTGTTTTGGAACATATCAAATCGCAGGTCCGGGCTTCGCTGTATGAGATTGCAGAGGCAACGATGGACCAAAGTTTGTTCTTCACCAAACGGCCAACGGTATTCACGCAGCAAGTGATTCAACCTACCCCTGCCGAGGCGAAATACAAAGGCATTTGGGTTTCGGCTTTTGGGTCGAAGTACCTTCAGATGCGGGTCAATTCAGTTTGGATCTACAATTCAGGCACAGAGGCTCAATATGTGCCATTAAAGATATTCAGCACTTTTGATTGGTCCGTTCTTTACGAAACCACAATAACGGTGCCATCGGGCTTTAGTGAGGTTGCAATCAATCAGGTAATTGACTTGCAATTTGACGGCCTGAATGTCTTTTTGGCCATCGACACTACCGATGTGCCAACGATTAAAAACCCTTGGTTATCCGATTTATCCGAATGGGGTGTATCCGATTGCGCCTGTGCCAATCGGGGGCCTAATCATTACTGGAATTATCAGGATTGGACGATCTACCCGGTAACCATGCCGCTGAATGTGGCCTTGCCTGATAAGATTAAGACTGACTTTAACCAGTCCGGGGTAATGTTCAACCTCGAACTGATCTGCTCAACTGAATCCTTTATTTGCGCAAATCGTGAGCATCTGAAAATGTTTATTGCCTATGCTTTGGCTGAACAAATCCTTCTCAATAAGTTGGCAGGATTCAACCAGAACTTCCATGCAACTTTCAACCCGGAACAAACCGAAAGGACAATGGTAACCTTCCGGGGCATGAAGGAACAAGCCTTGAAAACATGGGCAAAGTCGGTGAACCTATCCGGGGAGGATATGTGCTTTTCCTGCGGTGATGCGCAATACATCCAGTCAGTCGGAGTAAGGTCGTAAAAAAACCCCTCTTTTTGGGAGGGGCTTTCTTCGGGGAAATAAACTGAGAATTTAGGTTAATTTCTTGAGTTCGGCAATAACCACATCCAATGCCGCAGTTAGTTGGGCAGGTGTGTATGGCATTTCGTTTGTCAGACCCTGCCGCCATTTTTTGTGCTGAATCAGGATTTCAAGTGCTTCTTGTAGAGTCATAACTTTTCAATTTCGGTTTTAACTTGTTGCCAAAAAATGTGTTGTTCCATTTCATAGCTTTCTTTAGGACATTGAGCAGGATAGCATTCTAATATCTCATCTACTGCTATTAAGGCGCATTGTTTGGC